TTATACAGCTGGTGTAGACTTCCGTCTAAACAAAACATCTAAAGGTGGCTATGCAGATTACGGCACAAGTAATTGGGCACGTAGAGAGCGTCCGTTAAGTGACGTTGAAATGCAAGGAATTAACACACACGGCTTGTTTGATTTATCAGACTTCCTTCCTAAGAAGCCAGACGCAACTGCGGTTAAGATTATGCAGGAAATGTTTGAAGCAAGTGTAGATGGCGAAGCATACGATCCTGATCGTTGGAGTAACTACTTCCGTCCAGCTGGTATGCAAGCACGTACAGGCGATCCGCAAAAAGCGGCAAGCCCACAAGCAACTGCAACTAGTCAAAGTGCTCCAGTAGCACCGGCAGTAGCACCAGCAGCAGTTGATGCACCTTTTGAGGCAGATGTTAAAGTAGCAGAAGCAGCTATTACAGCACCAGCAGCAGAAGCAGCGCCAGCAGGCGGAGCAAACGACATTCTAGCAATGATCCGAGCGCGTCAGTCGTAACTAGTAATATAGTAACACGGCCCCCTTCATGTATACTATACATGCTAGGGGGTTCTTTTACCCACTTTAATAGGAAAATTTAATGGCTAAATCATTCGATGTTAGTAAGTTCCGCAAGGACTTGACTAAAAGTATCTCAGGCATGAGTACTGGATTTAACGATCCTACTGATTGGATCAGTACAGGATCATATGCACTAAACTATCTTATCTCAGGAGACTTTCACAAAGGTGTTCCACTAGGTAAGGTTACTGTGTTTGCAGGTGAATCAGGAGCAGGTAAGTCTTACTTTTGCTCAGGTAACATTGTAAAACACGCACAAGATCAAGGCATATTTGTAGTCTTAATTGACTCAGAGAACGCACTTGACGAAAGCTGGTTACAAGCATTACAAGTTGACACTAGTGCAGAGAAACTTCTCAAGCTAAACATGTCAATGATTGATGATGTAGCAAAAACTATCTCGACATTTATTACAGACTACAAAGCGATGGAAGCAGAAGACCGTCCTAAAGTATTGTTTGTAGTTGATTCGTTGGGTATGTTGCTAACACCTACTGACGTTGATCAGTTTAACAAAGGTGATATGAAAGGTGATATGGGTCGTAAGCCTAAGGCATTGACTTCGCTTGTTCGTAACACAGTTAACATGATTGGCTCGCTTAACGTAGGCTTGGTATGTACTAACCACACTTATGCATCGCAGGATATGTTTGATCCAGATGATAAGATCAGTGGTGGTTCAGGCTTTATCTATGCATCAAGTATTGTTGTTGCAATGAAGAAGATGAAGTTGAAAGAAGATGAAGACGGCAACAAGATCTCAGAAGTTATGGGCATACGTGCTGGTTGTAAAGTAATGAAGACTCGATATGCAAAACCTTTCGAAGGTGTGCAAGTTAAGATTCCTTATGAAACTGGTATGAATCCATACAGTGGTTTAGTTGAATTATTTGAGAAGAAGAACTTGTTAGTTAAGCAAGGTAATCGGCTCAAGTATGTTAACCTAGCAGGAGAAGAAGTTCTTGAGTATCGCAAAGCTTGGATGATCGGCGGTAAGCTTGATCAGATCATGATGGAGTACAACGAGAAAATAAAGCCTGTGGTAAATACCGATGAAGTTGACTTAGAAGAAGCAACCGTAGAGCAAATCGAGGAAGCAACCGCAAATGAATGAAGAACACATCAGTGACATCTGGACAATGTTTAAAGAGTACGTAGACAAAAAGCAAATGGAATTAGTAGCTGAAAAGTATGTTGATCTATTAGCAGACTATGGTGTTAGTGATGAAACATTTAAAGATGTTGTCGGAACTGATTCTAACTTAGATGCAGCAATTAGCTACTATCTAGACTTAGATAATGTAGACGATGACGAAGAAGATTGGGATGAATAATGGGCTGGTATAGTGAAGTATCGCGAGACATATCTAAGATACCGAGTGCTGTACAGTTCTTTGAAGATGAGCTGATACAAGGTCGACTTGATGTAAAGCTCAAAGGCAATGTTGAACGTGCCGCGGCAGAAATGCCCGGTATCGTTGAACAACGTTTTAATCAGCTTCAAGAGATTGAAGCAATCCTGCACTACTTAAATATCGAGCTACGTAGATTGCGTAGCTCGTACTTTAAGAAATATCTTGAAAACTACCAACGAGCTCTGTCAAGCCGTGACGTTGAAAAATACGTAGACGGTGAGGCAGATGTTGTTGACTATGAAAAGATCATTAACGAGTTTGCACTTATGCGCAACAAATGGTTAGGACTCTTAAAAGGTCTTGATCAAAAGCAATGGCAAATTACAAATGTAGTTAAGCTTAGAGTGGCAGGTATGGAAGATGCCAGCATCTAATGAACCATTAATAGTTGGTATAAAAGGTAGCTTTGATTTAACTAGTTTCCGTGGTCATAATAAAGACTTCATTCCAGACTTGCCTAATTTTAAATTAGTTAAAAATCTAAATGATCCGTTAGTACAGAGTGCTGACGGATTCATGCAAACTAACATATATAAAGATCATCTAATAGAATACAAAGATCAATTTGATTTTATTAAGGAATCAAATAAACCATTTTTAGTATACGAAAGCCCTGTGTTTAGATCCGGAACATCAGAAGTACACGAGCTAAATCCGTTATACATGCAACGTGTAGGATGGAATCATTTTATGCGACAGGGAATATTTTGTAACAAAAACAGCCCTCCTGATAGATTTGAAAAAATTAAAAAAGATCAAAACATAAAAATACTACCATGGGAAGCAAAGGGTGATTATATTTTATTCATCTTGCAGAAGCCTAATGACAGTAGTTTAGAACAAGTTCATAAAGTTTGGGGAAATACTACTACTGGATATTGGGATTACGTAGTTGATTGCTTAACGCATATACGTATGCATACTGATATGCCTATTATCCTTAGAGGACATCCAAAAGCAAGAAAAAGTAGGTCAATAGCAGAAGGTATTGCAAATAGCAATGCTATTCCTAATGTAACACACACTGTTAATTACGAAACAAATACAACAGCGAGTGGCGGCAAAGGATTGCAAAAAGACTTTGACAACGCCTGGGCTGTAGTTGGAACAACTAGTAATACTCTTATTGAAAGTGCATGTTTAGGTATCCCTACATTTGCATTAGACGACACTGCAATGTGTTGGCCAGTTAGTCAACCAAGTCTATCATATATAGACAATCCAAAATTAGATATACCTCGTGAACAATGGTTATATGATTTAGCTTGGACACAATATTATTTTCATGAGCATAAATTAGGGTATGCTTGGAACAGACTTAAACCTTATTACTTTTCTTAAATAAACTACGTATATAAATACTGTGGAGAAACTATATATGCAAACAACATTATATCAAGACTGGACTATATTGTCTGGCGATTCTATTCTACACAGAGCAATGAAAAAAGAACGAAAACCAAATGTTGTTGATTATCAGTCTGGACAAATTAACACAGCAATGTCGTGTTGCAAGCAATTTAGGACAGCAATTGATGTAGGAGCAAACTACGGCATAATGTCATTTCATATGTCAAAAAGATTTACTAATGTACATGCATTTGAAATTGAACCTAACGTTTATAACTGCTTAGAAACAAATGTAAAACACTTTAATCTAGATAATGTACAAATACATGCTTGTGGGCTTGGTGATAAAGAGCAAACTGTTTCACTGACTTACATTATGAACAATAAAAATATCAGCAAAGGAATAAGAAGTACATTCGGCACTCATGTTACTCCTAATTCAAGCGGTGATATCTTAGTAAAAACAATGGATAGTTTTTCATTTACAGATGTTGATTTTATTAAAATGGACGCTGAAGGGTTTGAGCCACTTATTATAAACGGCGGTATTGATCTAATAGCAAAATATAAGCCTGTAATACTATACGAATGCAAAGGGCACGAAACTAGATACGGCTATGCAAGAGACGAAGTGGGTAAACAATTAAAGAAGCTTGGCTATGGTAAAATAGCAAAGACAGGTAACAAAAAAAACGCAATTATAGGTGTGATAAATTAAATGAAACAAGTATATAATTATTGGATGCCAGATAGCGATAATCATTTTTATAGGATGATTACTAAGCGTGTTAAAAATGGAGGTCCAGCTGAATATCAAGACGATGTTAGAGATACTGCTTACAAATATGTTACAGACTTTGATCTTGCAATCGACGTTGGAGCAAATGTAGGGCTATGGGCAAAGCCATTAACTGAAAAATTTAAACAAGTTTTTGCTTATGAACCTATGCAGCAAGTACATGAATGCTTAGAACTTAATGTAAAAGGATTGCCAGTGCAAGTTAATTTTTTTGCATTAGGCAGTGTTAATGATAAAGTTACTATGGAATTTGATAAAGACAATACTGGTAATAGTTATGTTTCTGATATTGGTACTGGCAACATAACTATTAAACGCATGGATGATTTAAATTTGCCTAAATTTGGATTATTAAAAATTGATTGTGAAAGACACGAGTTAGAAGTGTTAAAAGGAGCAACAGAAACAATTTTAAGATACAAACCTATTATTGTATGCGAGCAACATCCTGATACAAATGAGTGTGCCGGAGAGTATATAAAATCATTAGGTGCTATTGAATTTACTAATGTACGTAAAGATTATATATTTGGCTGGAATTCATAAATATCTTTTTTTATAAACTGCGCACATAAATATCTACATGAACAAAGTAGTATTAGTCACAGGAGGCTTTGATCCTCTACACAGTGGGCACATTGCCTATATTAACGCAGCAGCACAACTAGGTAATCAATTACATATTGGCCTAAACTCAGATGCATGGTTAACACGTAAGAAAGGCATGCCGTTTATGCCTTTCTTAGAACGGGTTGCAATCATACAAGAACTTAAAGCTGTTGATTCAGTCTTTGGATTCAATGATGATGATGACTCAGCTTGCGGAGCAATATATCAAATGTTGCACCACCGCAAGGATCTGCCAATGGCCTATAAGCTTATTTTTGCCAACGGCGGCGATAGAACAAAAGCTAATTCACCGGAACAGATGAGATATGCAACGTATCCTCATATAGAGTTTGTATACGGAGTTGGAGGAGAAGATAAGAAAAATTCAAGTAGTTGGATTTTAGAAGAATGGAAATCTCCTAAGACGATTCGTCCTTGGGGATTTTATAGAGTATTAGATCACGGCAAAGGCTGGGCAGTAAAAGAACTTACTATTATGCCAGGCAAGTCATTATCAGATCAACGACATAAGCATAGATCTGAGCATTGGCATGTTGTACAAGGCGAAGTAACAATTGACACTGAATGGCAAGATCGTAAAACAACAATAACAGTTGGTCCGCAAGATAGTTATGATATTAATAACATGGTATGGCACAGACCACATAACAACGGAACTGAGCCAGTTAAAATTATCGAAACTTGGTTTGGGAATATACTAGCGGAGAGCGACATTGAGCGAAGAGAATAACCCATTACGTATATACGTCGGCTGGGACAGTAAAGAAGAAGAAGCATACGAAGTTTGCAGGCAAAGCATAATAGATCATGCTAGTGTACCTGTTGAAATAATTCCATTGAAACAAAAATTCCTTAGAAAAACTAAAGTTTATACTAGACCCAACGATAATCTATCAAGCACCGAATTTACATTTACTCGATTCTTAGTACCGCATCTTTCTCAATATAGTGGCTGGGCACTTTTTATAGATTGCGATTTTGTATTTTTAGATGACCCAGCCAAATTGTTTGAACAATCAAATAATGATTATGCTGTAATGTGTGCGCATCACGACTATACGCCTAAAGAAGGGCTGAAGATGGATGGTAAGCAACAGTATAATTATCCAAGGAAAAATTGGTCTAGCTGTATGTTAATTAACTGCGGGCACCCAGCTAATAGACAGCTTACTACAGGGCTAGTTAACAATAGAACAAAGACAGGCGCATTCTTCCATCGTTTTAGTTGGCTTGATGATAGCCTTGTTGGAGAAATAAGTCATGAATGGAATTGGTTAGTCGGTTGGTACAAAGAGCCTGAAGACGGTACGCCAAAAGCATTACACTACACAGAAGGCGGTCCTTGGTTTAAAGAATACGAAGATTGCGAATACAATTATGAATATTATAAAGCTAAACAAAAATTATTACAATCTAAACTAGACTTTTACGAAAAAGTAGACATAGTAGGAGTTGACAGGTTAACCATAAATCCAAATAAGAAAATAATAATTGATTTGTTATTAAAAAGTATTATTGATCCAGAAGAAAACATATATAAAACAAAAGATGAATTAAATCGATTAAAGGAAATAGAAATGGGTGTCAAGGTATTAGCAGTCAGTAAAAATAAAGAAGATGACGAGGCCAATCGCGACTATCGCGACAAAGGCGCTTATGATCCTTTCTTACAAGACTTTGTTATAGGCTCTGGAGGGACAATTGGATTATGGGACTATAAAAATAAGGAAGATACTGCCTTAGTAATACGTGGGCTGGGCGGCAAAGCACAAAAAGCACTTAAAATCTGTATAGAATCTAACCGTGAATTTTATGCAATTGATACTGGATACATGCAACCTAGTATTAGAAAAGATTATCACAGAATAACAAAAAATGGACTACAAAATACTTCCAGCCTTATTACTCGTCCTGATGACAGATTGAGTAGATTAAATGTTGAATTTGGTCGTCACAAAACTGGAAGTAAAATTTTAATATGTCCACCAAGTGGAAAAGTGATGAAATTTTATGATCAAGATTTAGATGTTTGGATCGAAAATACTATTGCTGAAATTGAAAAATATACAGACAGACCAATTGAAATACGCACTAAGCCAGCCGCACGTAGTGCCCGCACTACAACAGATACAATTTATAATGCAATGGCAAACGATGTACATTGCTTAGTTACATATAATAGTATTGCTGCTACTGAAGCTTTTTTGTTTGGACTTCCTGCTATTGCCCTTGCTAATA